TTGATAAACAAAGAACGTATGTCTCCATAACAATAAAGCATTGGCTTCTTTTTACACGTTTATTTACTTTCTTCGATATCACCATACTTAAATTTGAATGTATTTGCCAAAAATGGAATTTTAAATTCTTCCAGAAATTCGAAGTTCTTCTTCACAATAGACTGCAGTTTGCTGAATGCTTGCAGAAGTTCAGGACGTGGATCATCTTTAGACTTTAACGTGAATACATCCGTTAACCCTGTAGCAGATGGTTTTTGATACGCAATGCTGATATCGTTATCTGTGATTGCTATTGATTTAATAATCATAAGGGACTCCTTTCTTGTTCTACGATTACTAATTTACCAGTAGCAGCTTGAACAGCTTGCTTAAATGCTCCTGCATCGGCGTTACTGTCAGATAAATGTAGTAGCCGTATGTCTTGACACTTAGTTAGGTCCATAGATTTGAGGAATTTAATGACGTTTTCTAGCGAAAAGTGAGATTGAATTAATCGTTCCATTCGCTTTTCATCCAGATAACCGTCTTCTACGTGTTGATTTAGAATTTCATAGGAATGGTTACATTCAACCATGATGTGATCAACATCTTTAAATGTGTACCGACAATAATAGGTGTCGGTAATATATAAGAGTTTCTCTTCACCATCAGAAATTAAAAATCCAATATTAGGAACGTCATGTTCTAACTCAAATGGTAAGATACTGAAATTGCCTACCGTAAATTGGACTTTTGGGGTTATAAGAATCGCTGTGTGCTTGTCAGACACATACAATGCATTGGCCGTATCTTTCAGCATGTAGACACGATGGCCTAGCTTTAACAGATCATTTACGGCTTTGCTATGGTCTCCGTGTTGATGTGTAAGTAATGTTCCGCATAGATTCAAAAAGTTAAACCGGCAATATCTCTGAATGTCTTTAAACGGTAGTCCTGCATCCAGGAGTAACTCATCCCCATTAGTGGAAGTTTTGATTCGGTAGCAGTTCCCTTTTGAGCTGCTACCGAATGCTTGAATACTAATCACAATTAATCACCAAACATATTGACTACTTTGCCAGTTTCAGGATTAACAAATTCACTGGCAGGGCCAGGTTCAATGTCAATGGCTTCAGAATTTGCATTATTAGCGATAGTTTCTGCTACATCAGATTGAACATCGATAGTTTCACCTTCAAAATCAGGGGTAAGTTCACCATTGTTATCACGAATGACAGCCCCATCGACAGAAATTGCATTAGCCATGCTCTGCATTTCAACAGATAGAATGCCATATTTACTTAACAAACGTTTGAGTACGGTTTTGATGGCCATGGCATCAAAATCTGTTTTCCAAAGACCAAAGCCCATTTTGTATGTTTGGGAATACTTTATAGCGTGTGCTTCAGCGTCTTCTTTAGACATATATAAATACTTTTCAAAGCCATTAATGAGTTTGAAATAAGCGATGTAGCCAACTACATTATCACCAGTTCGCTCACCTAATTCGAATTCGCCTGTAAGTTTATTATGGTGTTTAATTTCGCCTTCGTAGATTTCACTAGCATTAATAGTCTTATATTGACCTGTGCGCATGGCCAACTGGATATACCCTTTGTAACCCATTTGAAATTGAGCTTCATTAATTTTCTTTTTGCTGTTGTAGAAAGGAACAATATAGGCAAACCCTAAGTTTTGATTAATCGGAAGATCCAAAGTGGCTGCCATCACGCCTGCAGTAATAACTGTAGTAGGGTCTGCTTTCGATAAAAGTTCATTATTATTAGATACAGAAATCAAGCTAGACACAAAGGCCGCTGATTTTTTACCCAAGATTTCATTAAAACGTTTCTTTACCGACTCACTAGACACCATAGTTTTAAGCGATGGTGTTTGAGTTTGTGCTTTTGTTACTTCACCCATTATGTACCTCCTATGCCGTTTTATCGGCATCTACTAATTCAATTAACGGAAAAACTCCATTTTGCTTTAACAAATCGTATATAAATAGCCGTCCTTTTTGAGTCCAATATGTATGCATATGTGCTTTTTCTACATCATCAATAAATGTTTTGCTTGATGTATACCCTTTATCTGCATATTTAGCATATAGAAACCAAACACCGCTTTGTTTAAATTGCACTTTTTTATCGGCTAGAAATTTATTAAGCCAAGTTCCGCTTTTCCCATAGTCTTTAGCAATTTGCGTAATGCTTAGCAACTCTTTATTTTGCAAAATGACATCGTAATAATTGGCTTTCGGCTGCAACTCTGCTAATTGTTGATCTTTCATAGAGATAGACAACTTATAGTTCTCTATCGTTCTATTAGCGACTTGCAAGGCTCTTGCCATTACTTTTTCGGGAGAATTCCAATTTCTCTCAACTTGAATAAAATATTCTCGAGCTTGTCGGCCTTTTTCATTTCGAGATAGCATGCATAATTGCTTCGCCATATCAATTGTAAGTTCATGGTCAGTGATAATGCGTTTAACCTCTCGATTGCCTTCAATTTGAACTCGCTCTTTTTTGAGCGGGTTGAAATCTATACCAACTTCAAAACCATATTCACACATTCGAGGGAACCAATCTTTATATTCTGTTCCAATTTCTAAAAACATATGTAAATCTCTACCACTTACATATTGAGCATTTTCTACAACGTTGATAGGTACTAATTGCATTCTTCATACTCACTTTCTTTTAAATGGTCATAATATACTGATTTGTTAACTAATTTAATTGCTTTTTTTAGCGAAGATAACGATTCTCCTACAGTTAGCTCGTGCTCAGACAAAATAGTATAAATGTATGCTGCCATTTCATCTGTACTCATAATTACTTTATGATTATTTGCCATACTTACACCTCCTTAACCACAAGTTGTGGTTCTGACTCATCAACGATCAATTTAATTGTTTGGCTATTAACTGGAACGAATTCAGTTACTGCTTCCGCATTATCGATGAATACCGGAGCATTAACTTTGTAATAGCTAGTTAATGCATTGATAATGTCTAATCCGACATTAATTCTCGCAGCATTATTCATGCTACGATATGGAACGCCTTTGTAAGTGGTTTCACAACATTCTTCAACATTGCCATTCAACATGACGTTGAACATTTTGAAACGAGCCAATTTAAACCTTGCATTAATACTTTCTTCGAGCATGTTAACTTTGGCTTTTACGAACTCATCCATAAGATATGATGCCTCATCGAGTTTCATTTTTTCATCGGATAATTCAGCCTGCTTTGTCTCGAGTTCTGACACACGGAGCTCAATGCGCTTAATTTCAGCAAACTTGTTAAGCTCCTGCTCTAACTTCATTCGTTCTTCTTTATTGGCTGAAATTTTAATCTCGAGTTCAGCAATTTCTTCTGAGCAATCAGAGTTATCATCATCAATTGCCATTTGTAACATAAGTTCCTCTGCTTTTAAATCAGCATATTCAGAGTCATCATTAAGAACCGGTGCAGTTAACATCCCAATCTCTTCGGCTATAGTTTCCTTTAAGAGTTCTTTTGCTTTAATAAGAGCTGCTATTGTTTCCACAGGTTCTAAACTAGAATCTCGTTTTTTGATACCTTCAATATCCTGTTCCTTTAGGTTGATAGAGTGCTCAATCTCTTCTAATCGCTTAGACTTCTTGAGATTATAATTTGCTTCTGCTTTAGCATAAGCATCTTGAATTTGCTCTGCAGGAAGTTTTTGCCCACATGTTGGGCAAAGATCATTAACATCTGCAACAAATGTTTCTGCATTAATCTGACTTCGTTGAATAGTTAATTCTCCAATCAATCCTTCAATGAGATTGATGGTCGCTGCTGAGTCATCAATACGTCGCTTTGTATCCTCAAGTCTAGCTGTCAGGCTATTAATTTCAGCCACAACAGCATCATATTCATTTGACTTCATGGAGTATTGTTTTTTATATTCCATTTGCAGTTCTGTTTCACGAGCCATAATCTTACGTTGTACATTTTTTAATTCAGCACGTTTATCAACGAGAGAGTGACCATTCTGCAATAATGCTTTGTCGTTTTCTAATTTTTCAATATATCCTGCAACACCTACTGCATATTGTGTAGCAAATTTTTCTTGTAGAATTTGGATTTCTGCGCTATCACCGCTAACTTTTGTTGCATAGCCTTTAAGGTCTGCAAATACCGCTACTTTAGCTTTAGTTCCAATTTTTGGCATATTGTCAGACTCAAATACAGGTCGTCCCAATAAAGTATAACCAAAGCCATTTGTTAAGTCTTTATTCAACAAATACTCGCCTTGTGCATTTTTCAACTTGGAGCATGCTTTGAACGTATCTGGATTCATGATAAATACACCATTGCTACGGAATTTTTGAGGAATTG